AACATCATACCATTTAAGACCATCTGGCTCTCGCCAAGTTCTTGTATAATAAATTCTAAAATTTCTTTCTTCGCAAAATGCATGAATTATTTCAGATGCCTTTTCTTCAGATAGCGGCTCTGCAATAAGTCTTCTTTCGCCGTATGAGTTTTCAAAATATAATTTCATATTTAGCCCTTCTTTTTTAAACTTTCTTGATATTTTCTTTGCTCTGATTTATCATAAACAATTCTGTTGTCGAACAAGAATTGATAATCTTTATTACGACAATCGCAAGGGCTGTCTTTTTCAGATAAAATCCCCATAAAGTCTCTAATGTAAGATACTTTTCTAATATTCTTGAACTTATCGCACATATGACGTATTTCGTTCACATCCACATCATTATCCATCGCTATTACGATTTCCACATTTAGACCCATTAGTATTCTCGCCTGTTCTTCGGACATATTCTTACCTGATAAAGCCACTACTGTACTATCACCCAAACTGTCACGTTTCAATACTGATTTCTCACTCTCTACAACGGTCACATATCCAGCATTTTGAATAGAATCATAGTTTTCCGACAAACCATATAAGTTGAGTTGTTTGTTATATCCGCTACTCAATATATATTTCTTAATTCCAAACTCTTCATAATTAGTAACAGTTGTTCTTGCGTTTGTACCAATTAATTCGCCTGTAGCCCAATGCCTAATAGGGATTATGATGCGTTTATATCTATATGAATAACAAAGCCCAAACTTCTTTCTGGTTCTTTCAGTGATACCTTCCCTCAGCCAATCAATGTGTAGTATGGGAATATATTCGTTTAATATTTTATCTTCTAATATCTTAATATCATCTACATTCACTACTCTTCTGTTGCACCTTAAGACCTTCTTAAATATATCAAGTGGGTCTTTATTTTTTGATTTTTCAATAGTTTTTTTAAATTCAAAAGGAATGTCAAGTATCTTATGAAGATATTTCAATGCTTCAACAAAAGACACGCTCTTATTGTATTGGACGAGTGTGATAATATCTGAATTATCATCAAACTCTTTTTGACGAGTCCAATTTGTCACACCTAAATATTCGTTGTTTCTTACATTAATTGCTCCTTGGTTGTCTCCGTTGAAGTTTGAACAAGAAAAATAGTCGCCATTAGAATGATACTGAATATACTTACAGCCTATGTCATTTAAAATATATTCGATTTTATTATTTTCGTATATATACTTTTTAAGGCTGATTGTATCCATTTTTATCTCCTTGACGTATTATTATTTTAAAATGAATCAGGACTAATACTGGTTATGCCAATTTCTTCAATAATATTTCTACTCTTGTCATGTTCGACAACTATCTGTCGAGAGTTGGCTTCACCTTCTTGGTTTTTAACTATAAAAAATACTTGATATTTCTTATCTTTGGTCAATTCTTTAACTATTTGACTTTTAGTTCCTGTTGGCTCGTAAACATATAAAGCATTTTTCCCATCTTTATATTCATCATCAAATATATCCCTTATCATAATACAAGTGCTTGCCACGTCCACAATGTTCTTTGCCATTCCTATATTATTTTGCGTATAATATCTCATTACAGAACTTCCCTTTTCCAACTGAAAAGTAATTAATATATGTACATTAAGAGCTTCGGCTTTAATAGTATCCTTTATAGCGACCATTGCCTGTTGCATTTCCATCCATGAATTTGCCGATACCTTACCAGCGTCCATTTTAAATGTGTCGAGTATAAAATATTTTACTCCTAAAGCTGCGTATTTCTTAATTTCTTTTATTGCTTTTGATGTTTGATATTGCAAAAACGGAATGATAGTAATTGTATGATTTTTCGTATTTTCTTCTAACCAATTAGCAGCTTCATGCAATTTTTGTTTCACTTCAGGAGAATATTTGCCATCTCTAACAACGTGTTTTTGAATATCAAATTTTAAAATATTATTACAAATCCAAACAATTAATTCTCGTTGCCATTTCTCTTTCGAGTCTTCGTTTACCATAATTACAATTTTTTCTTTTTCTTTGATTATGCTTGGAATCGTAAGAGAACGAGCTACCGTTGATTTTCCAGCGTTACTAATGCCACCTAATAAAGTTATAGAACCCAAGTATTGACCGCCTGTTTCATTAGTAAGTGTCTCCATATTATAATACGGCAATCCTTTGGCTGAACCAGTATCAAGCTTTTCAATCAAATCATGAATCTTATAACTTATATCATAGCTTTTAACATCCGAATCAATATTCACAAATATATCATTTAAATATGCTGAATGTTCATTATAAATATCTTCAGCCGTCATATCGGCATAATCGGATAATCTGTTTTTTACAGGAAACCCTTTTTGGCAGAGACGGATAACAGCCTTCCACTTTCTTAATTCGGAAACATACCCATCAAAATTCTCTACCTTGATATAAGTCATGGCATTTTGAATTGTATCATATCCACCATATTCATCATATTTCTCTTTTAATTTAGGGTGTTTTTCAAGGAATAGTCCAACGGTAACTTCATCAAGAACGTTTTTCTTTTCTATCAAAACAAGGTCGTGAGCAATTTGAAAATACACTTTCCAAGTATTTTCTGTAAACTCTTCTAGTGTAAGATTGGTATCAAATATCTTATCAGGTGCTTTATACAAAATGGAAACCACATTGGCTTCTGCTGCTATTTTAAAATCTAAAACTTTTTTTGCCGTATTAATCAATTCTTGTTCGAATGCGGTTGGTTTTGCTTGATTTTTTTCTGCCATATTTATACACCTTTAATTTATTTTATTTACCATAAATCCTCTAATAACTTATTGGATGTTTCTTCGGTTTTTCTCTGGTATTCTGCACCACCATAATAAGTAACATTTGTTGCCGTATTTATAGCCTCTTCTTTGGCTTTTTCAACATTTTTCATTTTCATATAAACTGTATTTATATTTCTTTCTACGATTTTAAGAATGGTATTAAAACGATGTTGCTCATCAGCAAACCTATTGGTTCTTAAAGCTTTTTCAATGTCAATATAACAATATTTAAATGTGTTCAAAATTACTTCATAACTATAATTAGCCGTAGACTCAATATTGTTATTCTCTATAAATTTATTGGTCAACAAACCTTTAAGTCTAAGAACCATTTGTTTTGATAAGGCTTGATTTTCATCATACCCCATCACTTTGTCTCTGACATAGCAATATAAATCATCCCATGCTTGTATTTCTTCTGGTGTCATAGGTTTCTTTGTAACTCTCGGTTTTTTCTCTGTTTTTTTAGCCATGATTTCACCTATTTCAGATTTATTTATCTACCTTTATACCCCTAAGATAAATTATCAGAGGGGTATAATTAGGTATAACATTATTAGTTATTATTTACAGATTTCAAGAACTTCTTTTGCAACTTTTAAGCTATCAATTTCATTTGGGGTATTGTAGCCGTTTTTACGACAAAGTTCTAACACGGGTTTGATTACTTCCGTATTAGTTTTATTTGCCACAAAGAATTCAATAATCTTTGATTTAACTTCTTCGAGTTCTTTTGTAATTTTAGCTTTTTCTTCAGCCTCGGCAATACGTTTCATATTTTCAACTTCTTCTTTTTCATTTTCTTTTTTGCGGTCTTCTACGGATTTACCGCCCTTTTTAACTTCGGCTTCAAGTGCGTCTTTCATTGCCTTAATAAATTCATCGGCATCAAAGTTAATTTCACTGACAATCTGACTCATACGACTTCCGCTGTCTACCGTATAATTATCATCTCTAAATTTAATCTTTCTTGTTTCGGATTTTACTACAGAAACTTCTTTGCCATTGACTTTATTTTTAACCAGCTCTCTATCAATATATGCAATACCCACAAGGTCAATATTCTTTTTAAGCTGACTAAAATATCTATTAGAAACATCAGAAGTAATCTGCTGGTAGGTTTCGTTTGTAATCGGGTCTGTAACCGTAGACTGCTTAACATGTCCGATAACACTAAATGCAACACCTACTTCTCTTAACCTAAACAACTGCTCCTGAAGAAATTCCATAGCCTTGTCTTGACCCTTCATATATCCGCCCCAAGCCGCATTAATTGCATTGGTTCTTTTTGTAGGATTCTCCTTATTCCAAACTCTAATCGACTCTTGTTCAGCCAGCTGCAGAGCATTGTCAAGAGTATCAAGAAATACAACCTTTAAATCGGCATAATCTGTTGTTCTGTTTTCAACAATATCATCAATGATTTCTACAAAAGTATCCCAATCTGGAACATCTTCGTAAACAATATCTTCTATGTATTTTGCACCATTTTCTCGATACATTTCTAAAAACAGATAACCATCTTCGCCAACCAGTTTTTCGGCAATTTCTTTCATAATTGTAGTCTTCCCGATTTTGGGAAGTCCCAGAAGACAAATATTTGCGTCAAGGGGATTTAATGATACTTTATTTTTTTTGCCAAATTTCGCCATTATATTTTACTCCTTTTTAATATTTTATATAACCTTATTTCTATGAATTACTTAAAGAGCATTAAGCCAAGCCATATCGTCTTCTACTTCCATTGCTTCATCTACTTCGTCAAGTGTTG